ACGGACTGAATATGTTCTATTCCTTCTGGAAGGGGGCTACAAGGAAGCAGGGAGAGGAGGGCAAGAACGAGTACATACCCATAGAGGTGTCTTGGAGACAGGTTCCTAAGTACGCTGGTGGGCCTCTACGCGACGAGCAGTGGAAGCAGCAGATGATTGCCCAGACCAGCGAACAGCAGTTTGAGCAAGAGTTCGAATGTTCTTTTCTTGGTTCATCAAATACCCTAATCAGTGCTAGCAAACTAAATTTGCTTCAGTTTGATAAACCTCTGGCAAAGGAGCCAGGAGGTCTTTACATCTACGACGAGCCAGTGGAGGGCCATGCATACTTCATCATGGTCGATGTCGCCAGAGGTCAGGGTAGAGACTATACGGCTATGGTGGTGGTTGATTCCACCGAAAAACCCCATAAGGTTGTAGCGAGGTATAGAAATAATCTTATATCTCCATTTGATGTTCCACCAGAACTTTACAACCTCGCAATAAAATATAATAACGCACATTTACTAATTGAAGTAAATGACATCGGAGGTCAGATTGCCGATGCCATGCACGAAGATTATGAGTATGAAAATATCATTCAGACTCAGATGATGGGCCGTGCAGGACAAAAAGTAACCTTGGGATTCGGTCGCGGAACAAAACAAAGAGGCGTAAGGACCAGCTCTGCGGTCAAAAAACTGGGTTGTGCAGTTTTAAAAAATTTAATTGAGCAAGATAGACTCTTGGTCAGAGATTTTGATATTATTCAAGAATTGATGACATTTGTTTCAAAACATCAGACACATTGTGCAGATGATGGTTATACAGACGATTTGGTTATGTGTTTGGTTCTTTTTGGATGGCTAACTCGTCAGGGTTACTTCGAAGAGATTATTGACCTACAGAAAAAGAAAATCATAAATAAAAGCGAGCAGGAGGAAGAAGAAAATACTACCTTTTTTGTTGGTCCAGACAAATTAGACAATGTATTCAAAGATTCAGACACCCTTTGGTTCACGCAGGAATAAAATATGCCACAAATTAACATTACAGAAAATTCACCAAATTTATCAGGCGCAGTACAATCACAGGGATCTTCCCATGTTTCTGTTTTTATGTGTGGTGCTTCTTTCATGCAAAAATTGACTGAAGGGGATTCTCCAATACCAGCATATAAACAATATAACTCCCCACAAGAATTAATTGCGGAATTTAATTCTGCGGTTCTTGCAGGAACTTCAAGCGGATTTTCTTCCAGTACTATTGAAAAAGGATTTACTGGTGGTTCTACACTTGATAGAGAACTGCATTCAGCTTTGAATTATCTTGAATACGGTGGAATTTTAATTGCAGCAACTGGTGCTACTTCACTTGCTGCATCAAATATTAAGATTGATTCTGCTTTCTACGAGAGAGCAGATAAATTTAACGAAGTAGTTAATTTAGTAAATCTATTTGAAGATGTCATTGGAATTGTTGGATCTTCATTTGAATTTCATAATGGAACTACTGGATTATATCCAATAAATTTTTCAAGTTCTGGATTTTTTGGCCTTACTGGTATTACTGGTGTAAGCGGATCTACCTTCGATAATAATATTTTTTCTGTAATTGGTAGAAAAGAAAGAGCAAGACTTTATGGTGGAGAAACCGCAAATATTCCAATTTTGATGGTATCTGATGCTGCTGGTTGCCTTGCTAGAACTGATAGCAGTTTCTTCCCTTGGTATGCTCCAGCAGGAACTATTAGAGGCGAAGTCAATACCATTACCAAGCTTTACCCATCAATAGACGATACCGATATTACAAATTTACAAGGTCAGTTTGTAAATGCATTTAATAATGTTCTTGGTATCGATGGAATTTTCCTACTAGGTGATAAGACTTGTGAACTTACCGTTGCAAATAAACAACAAATTGGTGTTACTAGACTTATAAACTACATCAATAGGCAAATTAAGCCAATCGTAGCAGAAGCATTGTTTGAATTAAATGATGCTGAGACAAGATCAAAGATTGTAGCTGCTTTGACTTCTACTATGGAATTTGTCAAGTCGGGTAGAGGGGTTTCGACATATGTAATAGTCTGTGATGAGACAAACAATCCAGTTTCTGTACAGGAAGCTAGACAAATTGTAGTCGATCTATCCTTCAAGCCAGTATTCTCAGTGAATCAAGTTTCGTTTAGATTTGTAATTAATCAATCTTAATGGATGATTTAACATTTAATTTTGAAGTAATAGAATCTAAAAAGGACATAGACATTGGAATATTGATCTATGATTCCACATATATCAATTTTTTAAAACTTCAAAATGAAAAATATTACAAAATAGATTCGCAAACAAAATTAACAGACTTAATTAAAAATGGAGATTATACTCAAATCTCCGCATCAATTACTACATTTGAAGATTTTTTAGAATTAGTTGTAGTACCGTCAGGATCTACCTCTCAAAAGGCTAGAAAAGTAAATTTTTATAATAACTTTTTAATTGATTGTTCGCATTATAATTTTAATATAATTTTGATAAATTGCTCTACTGCTGAAATACCAGCAATAAAAGAAGCTTTTAATCAAAACAAAATAAAAGCATTTTCCTACGATCCATTAAAAACTACAATATCCGATAATTTTAAAACAATTATAAAAGAAAAAAGATGTCCAGTTATTTTTAATTGTTTTAATAAATCAAATAGATTGCTTGAAGAGAGTTATGTAAATTCTAATCAAATTATAAGTTCTATTGCATTAAATGAATTAAATCTTAGAATTTTTAATGATGAAGATTTTCAAGTTTTAACATATTCAGTAGCCGGATTAAAAAGAAAATTTTGGTATTATCGATCAAATAATGTAGTAAGTGATAAAAAAATAGTTCCAATACCATTAATGTCCGATGCGATTGGATGTTTTTCTAGAAGTTTAAATAGTATACCTTGGCTACCACCAGCTGGTTATGTTCGCGGTAAAATACTCAATCAAGATTTTGAGGCTATTGAAAATCTTACAGCAACCTCCCCAAAAGAAGGAATAGTTCCCTCAACACCATCGAACTTAAACGATCTTGAATCCGTTTACGATAAAGGTATAAATTTACCAATTGAAATATTTGGAACTGATAATATTAAATCTTTCTATATCAATAGCGATGTTTCTGGTTATACTGGGACAATTTATCCTCTAAAACAATCAATTTCTTATTCTAATTTAATTTTTGATGTGGTTAGTAATATTCAATATGTGTTAAATAGTTCATTATTTGAATTTAATGATGAGGCAACTAGAAATTTAATCAAAGTTAGAATAGAGCAATATCTACAATTTGCAAAAGCCAATTCTGGAATAGATGATTTTATTGTAGTTTGTGACTCTTCAAATAATAATGAAACTGATTATATCAATAGAAGAGTAAATGTAGATGTGTCAATAAAGCCATCACAAAGTATAAATTTTGTTGAATTGAGCTTTACTACATAATACATGGCATCTATTACGAATTTCATTTCAAATTTTAAAGGCGGTACTAGAAGAAACAGATTTTTAGTTTCTGCTTCTTGGCCAGGAGGGGTTCCTAATAACATATCAACTTATCATATTCTATCTGCATCTTTACCACCATCAGATTTAGGAAGAATATCAATTCCGCATAGAGGTAGACTTATTCACTATGCAGGAGATAGATCGTATAGAGATTGGGATATAGCAATTTTGGATGATACCGAAAAATCATTATGGAATTCATTTCAAGAATGGCATAAAAGAATAAATTCCCATGTATCCAATGTTCATTCGTCATCATCTGATGCATTTAGAGATTTAAAAACCGATTGGACGATAAGACATCTTGATACCAATGGAAACACTTTAAAAACTATGGTTTTGAGAGGGTGTTTTCCTGCACTAGTTGGTCCAGTAGAATTTGATATGAGTTCTCAAATATATAATACCTTTTCCGTCAAATTAACTTACGATTATTTCACTGGCTAATGGAGAAATAAATGGCTCAATCAATAAATGATTTTAAAACAAACTTTTCTGGTGGTACTAGAAAAAATCGCTTCCGAGTAACTGGAAATTTCCCATACGGAGGCGGATTTAATATTTTCCAAACAATGGCGGTATCTATGCCACAGAACAATTTGTATGTTGTTGAATATGATTATAGAGGAAGAAAACTTAAACTTCCTGGAGATAGAACATATGGAAGCCAGGGAGGTAGTATCTGGGAAGTTGCAATCTTAGATGATGCTAATACAAATCCTTCTCAGATATGGAGTAAATTCCATGATTGGAGCGATTCAATCAATAATCACCTAAGCAATACAGGAGATCAAATAACACCATCTAGTTATAAAGCTAATGGCTGGGTAGTTGAGCAATTGGATTTAAATTGCACTAATGTATTAAAATCCGTAAAATTATATGGTTGCTGGCCAATTTCTGTCGGAGAAATACAACTAGATATGAGAGTACCTAATGAATATGTGACTTTTAATGTGGCATTTTCTTTTGATTATATTGATCAATGATATGGAGATATAAATGGATATTAAGCTTTTTGGATTTAAATTAGTAAAAGACACAAAAGAAGATACAGCAAATCTTCAAAACTTTACTCCCCCAGAAGAATTTGATGGAGCTTATACACTTGAAGGATCTGGTGTATATGGAACATTCATTGATTTCATGGGATCTGCAAAAGATGAACAAGCGACAATATCGCAGTATCGAGCAATGGCTTTATATCCAGAAGTAGATACTGCTATTGATGAAATAACTAATGAAGCTATTGTTTCTGGTAATGATAGAAAACCAATAAAATTAGATCTATCAAAGATAACTTTTTCAGAAAATATAAAAAGCAGAATATATTC